CAACCATTCCGTGAATTGGACCGGCGACGTCCGCACGCTCCTACAGCAGGCAGACTCGCTCGCGACGCCGACAGAGGTCACGAGCGGCACAAGCGGCGCGGTCCTCGCCGTCGACACGGACGGCGACGAGATCATCGCAACCGACCCGGAGAGCATCGGCGCCGCGGCCTTCACGGTGCAGGTCGTCGGGCGAAAGACTGCCGGCGGCGACGTCGACCCGTCGATCGGCTACAAGATCGGCGGCGCCGCGGCCGTCGTTACGCAGCGGGTCATGCAGGCGGCCTACGGCGGGATCGGCATCGGGACGATCTTCTCGTCGCAGGCCGGCTCCGCGGCAGCACTCCCGGCAGTAACGCCGCTCGAGCTGCGCGTTGTGAAGGGCGCGGACGCCAACACGACGCGGCTCGTCGCGCTCTCCGCACAGGTCGAGCTGCTCGGCAAGTTCAGCGCGGCCGACTACACGGAGGACGAAGCAGGGGACCTCGGCGACGCGCTCCCGCAGTCGGAGTCGATGGGCCCGCACAACTACAGCTATCCGCGCTCGCCGTGGGCGCGCCGCGGGCTCGCTCCGCCGATCTCGCCGTTCCTGATCTCGAGCGGGACCTACGTCGGCAACGGCACCGGGCAGGACCTCACCTTCGCGGTCCCGATCCATTTCCTCTTTATCCGACCGTTGACTGGCAACTCCGGCGGTGGGATCTGGCTGCAGCACGGCTACAGCTCGCATGCCTCGTTCGTCCGCGGCTCCGATCCGAATAACCTCGTGACCTTCGAGGAGGACCCGTCCTTCGTCGCGGGCACCGGCGAGGACGCGCAGCAGCAGCGCTACCGGGTCCGGATCGCCGGCGCGCATTCACAGACCAACCAAAACGCCGTGACATATCAATACGTCGCGGTCGGCGATCCGGGGATGCGGTTCCTGCTCGGCGGCGCGATCCTGCACAAGACCAACATGGGAGATGTTGCTAACAATCTCCTTATGTCGGACTTCTCGCCGGAGTTCCTGCTCGCGACGCTCGAGATCGCCGGCGCGGTCGCGACGAAGGGCTTCTACGGGAAGGCGTCCGCGCAGTCGGCGGCGGAGATCCTCGTCCCGTTTGAAAACGTCGCGGCGGTCGCGAGCGCGCTCTCGATGGGCGCCGGCGTCATCACGACCAAAAACGCGCTTTACGCACTCCAGGGCGGGGCGTCTTTCACCTACCTCGGGATCCGGCGAGACGACGGCTCGGGGGATACCGGCCTGCCCGGGGTCGTCGCGGTCGGCAGCTACACCGGCGACGGCGCCGGCTCGAGGACGATCGCCTTCCCGACGAGCGGGAAGCGTCCGCTTTTTGCGATGGTCTTCAGCGAGGCCGCGGCTCATGGCTACTGGCGCGACCCGTCGCACACCGGGACCAATAGCTCACAGAGCAACGGGACCGACACGGCGACCGGGATCACGGCCGGCGCGATCGACTCGATGACGGTCGGCTCGAGCCTCAACACGAACGCGGTCGTTTACTCCTACTTCGTCTTGTTCTCCTGCGACGTCGCGGCCGGAAATAACGGATGGGGGACCAACGTCGCGGCCTGCTATCCGGTCGAGGCCGTCCATCCTGGGGGCGGGACCGGCGGCTGGCCTCCCGTGCCACCGGAGCCGGAGCCGGAGGAGCCGGACGTCGACGTCCCGGGCGGCGGGTTCGCCGGCGGACCTCCGCTCACTCCGCCGGACTTCTCCGCGGCCTGCTACCTCTGGAGCGGCTATATGTGCAACATCGCGCTCCAGCGGATCGGGATCTCGCATCAGATCGCCGACATCCGCACGGAGGCGACGGAGGAGGCCTACAAGGCGCGGCTCGTCTACGCGATGACCGTCGAGGCGGTCCTCCGCGACTACCCGTGGCCGTTCGCGACGCGCTACGCGAATCTCTCGCTCGTCGCGGGCAGCGAGGCCTCGCCGGTCAATAAGGACTGGACCTACAGCTACCGGCAACCCGTCGACATGATCACGGCGCGCCGGCTGATTTCGCAGGACGGCCACAAGCGGCACTTTGATCAAAAGCCGCCGGAGTTCCGGCTCGGGTCCGACGAGACGGGCTACCTGATCTACTCCAACGCGAGCAGCTCGAGCGATCGGCCCGTGCAGCTCGAATACACGTATCGGATGCAGTGTCCGGCGCAGCAGGGCGATCCGCTGTTCCGCGACGCGCTCGCGTGGAAGCTCGCGTCCGTCTTCGCGCTCTCGCTCGGCCGGGACCGGGACAAGGCGAAGGACTGCGAGGCGATGTATCGATCGGTCCTCCCGGCAGCAAAGGAGGTCGCGGCGAATGAAGCGCAGCCGGATAACGAGGGCGATGCTCCCTGGATCTCGGGGCGCTGACGATGGCGGAGTCACTCGTCCAACGGGCGTTCGCGGCTGGCGAGATCGCGCCGGCGCTTCATGCGCGCGCGGACCTCGTCAAGTATTCGACCGGGCTCCGGACGTGTCGAAACTTCTTCGTGCGGCGCGAAGGGGGCGTCTCAAACCGGGCCGGCCTTCGCTTCGTCGGCGGCTGCAAGACTGACGACTACGGGACCCGGCTCGCGCGGTTCGTCGGGTCGGAGAGCGGCGAGGGCTACCTCCTCGAGTTCGGCGACGGCTACCTGCGGTTCTTCCAGGACGGTGCGCCGATCGAAGTGACCGGCGTCCCGGCCTACAACGGCGCGACGAACTACATCCCGGGCGACGTCGTCTCGAGCGGGGGCGTCAATTACTATTGCCACACGGCGACGGTCGGCAACGCTCCGCCAAACGCCGGATTCTGGTATCCGCTCAGCGGGGCCATCCTCGAGATCCCGACTCCCTACGCGCTCGACACGATCCCGAATTGGAACCAATCGGGCAACGTGATCACGCTCACGCATCCCGCGCACGATCCCGCGGAGCTGGTTTTCGAGAGCGCGTCGCGGTGGATTCTGCGGACGATCTCGACGGCGCCGGCGATCTCTCCGCCGGCCGGCCTCAACGGCTCCGTCGCGGGCGTCGGGACCCGCAATTTTACCTACGTAGTGACGGCCGCACGCGAGGACACCTACGAGGAGAGCGAGGCCTCGGCGTCGTTCCTCGTCGCCAACACGATCGCACCAACAGAGACGGCACCGATCGATCTGACATGGACGGCGCATCCCGACGCGGCGGAGTATTACGTCTACTGCGATCCCTACGAAAACGGGGTTTTCGGTTTCATCGGGACCGCGGCCTCGAATCAGTTTTCGCACGCCGGGCAGATCCCGGACTTCACGCTCACCCCGCCGGTCGCGCGGATCCTGTTCAACTCCGCCGGCAACCGGCCAACCTGCAGCGCGAACTATCAGCAGCGGCGCTTCTTCGCGAATACCTCGAGCGCGCCTGATTCGATTTGGGGAAGCCGGGTCGGGTTCGTGAGCAACTTCGGGATCTCGAGTCCGCTCCAGGACGACGACTCGGTCACGTTCCGGCTCGCCGGCAACAATCATCATCCGGTCCGGCATATGGTCAGCGTCGCGGCCGGCCTCGTGCTGTTCACCGACGGCGGCGAGTGGACGCTCACCGGCGGCGGCGGGCGCAAGAATCCGATCACGCCGTCATCGATCGACGCGGAGCAGGAGACATACGTCGGGGTCCTCCCGTGGGCGCGGCCGGTCGTCGTCGGCTCGAGCATCGTCTACGTGCAGGCGCGCGGGACGAAGATCTCGGAGATCAGCTTCAAGCAGGAGGTCGAGGGCCTCGCCGGGCGGGACCTCACGATCTACGCGTCGCATCTTTTCGAGCGCCGGCAGATCTACTTCACCGACTATCAGCAGAATCCGCATTCGATTGTGTGGCTCTGCGACTCGGTCGGTCGGCTGATCGGGCTGACCTACATCCCGGAGCAAGATATCTGGGGCTGGCACCGGCACGACACGGACGGGGTCTTCGAGGACGTGTGCGTCGTTCCGGAGGCGGATCAGGACACTCTCTACGTCATCGTCCGGCGGACCGTCGGCGGGGTCGAGAAGCGCTACATTGAGCGGCTCGAGCAGCGGGACCTCCGCGACGGGTTCACGCATGCCGATATGTTCTTCGTCGACTCCGGCCTCTCCTACTCCGGCGCCGCGGCCGACACGTTCGCCGGCCTCGAGCATCTCGAGGGGCGACGCGTCGCGGTCATCGCGGACGGGCAGGTCCTCTTTGACGGGCTGACGACCGACTCGCCGACGGTCATCGGCGGGACGGTGCAGCTCGACGCCGAATACGTCAACGTGCATATCGGGCTGAACTACCAAAGCGAATTCGAGACGCTCGACGTCGACGCGCAGGGCGAGGGCATCCGCGACAGCAAGAAACGGATCTCCGGCGTCGCGCTCCTGGTCGAGCGCAGCTCGCGCGCGTTCGATGCCGGGCCGACGAGCGCGGACTACCGGACCTATGTCCCGCATCCGTGGGAGTCGGGCGGCCTCGCGACCGATACGCTCGAGATGCCGATCGCGCCAACGATCGACTATCACGGGCGGGTCTACGTGCGGACGCAGCTCCAACCGTTGACGGTGATCGGCATCATCCCGCGTGCGGAGCTAGGAGGCTGAGACGTGAAACTGCATTCGATGAAACTGAGCGCGAAGGAGCAGGAAAAGATCCCGGAGACGGCCGCGGTCGAGCGACCTCGTTACCCGTGGGGGCTCGGGCTGCATCTCGACGGCGAGACGCTCGAGAAGCTCGGGATCGGTCTGCCGGAGGTCGGCAAGTCTCTGATGCTCCAGGCACGCGTGAGCGTCACGGGCGCGATGGAGCAGGAGACAGAGGGGAGCGGCAAGCAGCGGACCGCGCAGCTCCAGATCACAGACATGGGGATCGGGCCGGACGAGGGCGAAGGGCAGAGCGCGGCGGACATCCTCTACGACGGGAAGGGGTAGATGTCGCGGCGGTCGCAGCGCGGCTCGTCCTTCAC